GAAGTTCCATTTGTTCCAGCTATTGATACATTTCCTATACAAGTAATAACACCAGGTGCTGGAGAAAAATCAGGATTATTTGCCGATAAGAATGAAACACCAAATGTATGATATGTTCCAGAATCAGTATTAGTGCTTACAGTGTACGAATATAAAAATCCACTTATGGTAAATGATATTATAGAACCTACCGAAATAGAATCCAAAAATGCGTCAAGATTATTTGAATTTCTGTCAGTATCTGAAATGTAGAAAGTATTAACAAAACTTCCTATAGATCCCCCATTTGTATAAATTTCACCACTAGATGGCGATGAAGATGTTCCCCAATCCCAACAGCCTATAGTAGAACTTATACCACTAGTTCCATTTGTTCCAGATGTACCATTGGTTCCCGATGTCCCATTAGTTCCTGATAAACCAATTGTTGCCAAAAATATTTGATGATTGTTTGCAAATTGTGGATCACCACCAACACTAAATAATGATACGGGAACAGTCCAATAATTAGTTGCTCCTGTAATTTGTGTTGTTGCTGCCGTAATAGTCCAAATTTGAAAATTAGCACTATCATTTTGATCTTGAATTGTAATTTTTTGATTCACTTGTAACAGAGCCAAGAATATATCAATATCTGTTATAGGTGTATCTGTTAAATGGTTAATATTAATTTGGGTGGACGCACTCATTGTTACATTATTCCACAATATATGTCCATTACCAGGATTTCCTGATTGTGCATTATCTTTTGCTTCATAATAGAATAAACTTGTTGATATACCATCAACACCACTTGTTCCTGATGTACCATTAGTTCCATTGGTTCCTGATGTTCCATTCGTACCGTTTGTTCCCGAAGTTCCGTTTGTACCATTAGTACCTGATGTTCCGTTAGTTCCATTGGTTCCTGATGTTCCATTTGTTCCTGATGTTCCGTTCGTACCATTTGTGCCGCTAGTTCCATTCGTACCATTTGTACCTGAGGTTCCTGATGTTCCGTTTGTACCATTTGTACCTGAGGTTCCTGATGTTCCGTTTGTACCGTTTGTGCCGCTAGTTCCATTCGTACCGTTTGTACCTGAGGTTCCATTTGTTCCTGATGTTCCGTTAGTACCTGAAGTTCCGTCTGTACCACTACTACCATTTGTTCCTGAAGTTCCTGATGAACCACTTGAACCACTAGCACCGCCACTTGTAATAATTGTTTTATTATTAACATCAAGTGCTAAAAAATTTAATGTTGAACCTGTACTTAATCCACTATAAATAATTGTTTGACCTGAATTAACAATAATATCATTTGAACCTGTGGTATTTCCAAAAACTAATGTTGCTTGTAAATCTTCGCCACCAGATCCTCCAACAGTTGTTATTGTATTTCCCGATGCATCTAAACCTAAATAAGTTGCTGTTACACCTGATGGTAAACTATTAAATACGATTGTATCTCCAGTAGACACTTCAATATTGTATCCATTGGTTGTATTCCCTTGAAATAATACTTGTGTTAATGATTGTAATGTGGTTCCTGTTGAACCAGATAAAGATATTGGAAGTATTCCGTTATCGGTTCTAACCCATAATAAATCATCAGTCTCATTTAAAAAAAACTCACCAACAAATAAGTCTGTTGGGATCATTTGATTTAATGTTACGGCGCTAACAGGTGGTACTGTTGGAACTTCTCCTGTTTGAGCAGTTCTCTTAACCAACATCCTTGAGTATTCTATCTTATCTGCCATTTTCTTTTCTTGTAAATATTTTAATTATAAATTCGTTTTTATTCAATCTCACTATTTGCTCCTGAAATGATTGGTCTTAACTTGGAATCTCCCCCAAAATTTCTTACAGATTCAAATCCACCATCGATTACATCAATCAAATTTGTTTTTCCTTCATCCATTACTGTTTCAAATCCACCATCTATTTTATAAACATAGTAAAAACCAATACCATCTGAAGATATCTTTATGTCCCCAACAATTAAACTATTTGAAGTAGCAAATGATATGTTATCACCAATGACCATAGCGTTTGTTACACCAGCAGGAATGGAGTTATTTGTTCCAACAACAATTGAATTTGATGCTCCTTGATCAATATAATTATTCTCACCTTTAACAAGTACAGTATCTGAATTGATTACATTCAAATTCTTTAACATCTCAAAAGGTCTTTCAAGATAAATTGATCCTGATTGAACTTGATTTTCAGGAACAAGTGATGATTTTGTTGGGTTAGCATTTGGTAATCCACCATTTGGATTGTTAGCAACTATTTGAGATGCTACACAAAAACCATTTGTAAAAATTCCACCATAATATCTACAACAATCTTCACTAATTTGTGAATTAGATAATGAAACATAAATATAACCATAATATTTTGATTTCTTTGCCACAACATCTGTAGGACAATCTATTTGAGATAATGCAATTTCTTTATTGTTTCCGTAGAAGATATCCAAATAATTTAATTTATATAAAATTACTTTTGTCGTTCTATCTATTGCGTTTGGATTGTAATCAACAATTGTATTCACCCTCCAATATGCGTTATCAATTAAAATTATATCTCTAAAATCAAATTGATTTATGTCACTTGGGGTTAAATGGAAGTATGCTTCTAATAACTTTGAATTAACATCTGTGATATCATTTAGTGTACTAAGATAAAACTGATTGACTAGATTATTATTGGGACAACATAATGAAGTATTGTAATATAAAACATTTGAGTTTCCAAATTCTAATGAATATGTTGGATCTGTTGGATCATCATACATACCAGCATATACATATTTACTAAATGATGTTCCATTAGAATTTGGGTTTTCCCTTAATTTGTAGAACTTACCTGTATTTGTAAGTTGTTTAACAAACATAATTCTTGGTTTAACCTTAATTGGTTTTAATGCATTATTTGTATCTATCTCACAGAAGAATGGGGCAATAAATCCATTTAACATATTATCAGTATCTGGAGTTGGAGCAAAATCTAACTCAAGTTCTTTAACTGTAGTTGAAAAATCATTTATAAAATCTACAGTATATTCTCCATATATTTTTCCTGATTGTTGTTCGTATAAATTATTGTAATAATCGTCATCTTTATCATAAGTAAATTTGTAAGTCTTAGTATCTAACTCAGACATTGGAGTTTGTTTGATATCTTGATCGTAATCTAATATATGAGTCCAATCCCTAACTTTCCTTTTAGAATTAAAGTAATCATCTCTTGGCTCAATTATTAAATCATTATCTATATTTGTATTATCTGAAACCATCAAGTTAAACATCTTGATTATGTTGATGAAGAAATCTCTCATCTTCATATTTGGAAGCATTGTGGTTAAATTAATAATACTATTAACACTATAGTTAGCACTTACCGATGGTTTAATTTCAAGTCTATTAACTTGACCTCCAATTGTTCTTTGACCTATAGCTCCAATATAAACTTGATTTGATACTGATTGCCAAGATACAGTTGGTGGATATAATATTTGAAAGTTAATTCTAATCTGTTCTCCTGCGTTTAACCATACAGATGGAACACTTAAGTTCATTACATAGGGTTGTGATGTACAAAGAAATCCTGAAGGAATATAACCTGATCCTGGAATAACATAAGCGGCACCTGCAAAAATACCTGTTGCTCCTACTCCTGGAGGGGTTATAGTTAAAGCAGGTACTGTTGCTGTTCCTGTTTGTGTTAAAAGTGTTGTAGTACCGTTTGTTGATATTTTATAGATTCTTGCAACATAACTTATTGATCCTGATATATACTTAAAACTTGCTCCTGTACTATGTTTATAAAACATGTAGAATTGATTATCCAAATCTATTGAATAAAATCCTGAAGTTGCACAAGTATATCTGTTAATTCCTGATGGAGTCCATTCATTATTTGGATCTTGCATTTGAATACCCCCATAATTACCAGTTTCAACTGTCATAGGAAACCACCAATTTCCATTTGTAAAATTAGACCAATATGAGTTAGATTTTGCAAGCATTGGGGATAATGCTACAGTTCCACTTAAAGTACTTGTTGGGCTAAATAAATAATTATTACTTTGTGTTACACCTGATGGTGGAACAAATGGTGTTGGGTATTGTGGAACATCAAATGTTACTCTTACAGTTTTATCTGTAACATCTTCACTAGTATATTGTGGAGTATCAGTTGGTAAAACTAAAGATCTAAAATATTCTGAATTAAAAAAGTTTGATGTATAAGTATAACCAGCATACTCAAACAATTTATCCATAATTGTTTTAATATAAACCGCTGGGTTCATATCAAACGCATTAAATGTAATTGCACTACCATTAGTTGATAATGGATTTTGACCATTAACAATCATTGGGTATATATAACCTTCACCAGGTTGAGTTAAAATAGAGGATAAGGGATCATTAATTGATATGTAGTTATCCCAACTATTGGAAATTGTTTGAACATTCCTATAATGGTCGTATTCATTTAAATTTAACTGATTTATATAATAATCAGCAAATGCAATAATAATATTTTTAAATATACCTGTAATAACAACCTCATAATCAACTTGTTTTTGATTTGTAATTATATTCAATAACTGTAAGTTTCCTTGAAATACCAATTCATCCCCAATTAGAACTTGAACAGGTAGTGCTTTCTTTGGATTATAAGATGTCTCACTTATATCAATATTAATATCAAAGATATTTTTGAAGTATTCATTATTGATTGGAGTGCCAGGTAAGATAATTGTTTTAGAAAAAGATGATTTCTTAACTGTAATGTCTTGAATATCATCAATCTGATAAGTTAAAGAAATATCTATGTCATCATAGGTATCTAATTGAACTCCTAACGATACAATTTTAAACTGATTTATTGCGCTCATAGGTTAGAATCTAAATTCATTATTAGAAGTCCTCACATTAAATGTGTATGAGAACAATTGTTCATTTATGTTTTTAAATAATTCAACTTTGGGTTGATCTAAATGACAACTAAATAATCGATTGTCAGGAGTTTGAAGATACACCGAAGGGGATTGCATCAAATCCTTAATTAAATATCTCTCAAACTCATATAACCACCCTGAATTAAGTGTGAATGATTCTCTTGATCGTTGATAGAATGTCTTTTCACCAACACCGTAGTCATCATAACCAAATGTATCGTATTCCCAAGTACCTTCTTGTCTATAATAATTTTTCTTATCACTTTCAATATACTCACGAGACATATAAATAAATGGATAAGATATAAATGAACCATATTGATCTTTCCACATTAAACTATAGATCTCATACATAGAACAATCCCCGTTCAATTTGAAACAAATCTTATTACTTGATTGACTTGGAATACCTGTAGAATGGTATGTGTTTATAGTATAACTAACAATTTGAGTAATATATGTTGCAAATGTACCACTATAATTGACATACGATGATCCACTAATTTGACCTAATCCAATTGGGGAATAAAAATCTGAACTACCTGTTGGTTTTGGTAGATATACACTACCTAATGATGCACCTGCTGAATTATAAAATATATAGTATACACCATCTGCGAAGTTTGAACTATTCTGATGTGCTAATAAGAACCCAATAGTATTAGGTTCAATTCTATAACAGGTAGTGCCTGATAATACAGTTGAGATATTATTACCACTAAACGATCTATTTTGAACAACATATTTATCAAACGCGTTTACTGTGTAGTCAGCTCTATTAATATGAGCATTATAAACACAAAATGCATCATAATCTGTTAATTCATTCAACACAGTTATAAGTTGATTACCTGGATAACTCATTTGTCCCGATATTGCAACTGATGAACCAGCCCAAGCAATATCTGTTTCAATAACTAAACCATAAGTAACATCAATATAAATCCCCGTAATAGTTGCTGTGGTGTCATAAGTTGGTCGTGGAATACCATAGACATAACCTGGTATTACTGAAGCTCCCACAAAGGTTTGGGGTGTTGTTAAATAATATGTTGACACAGGACTGAATACTGTGGTAAATCCATTATATGAAGTCAAAGTTGTTTGACCTTGAATTTGAATTTGTTGTCCTGCTAAAAATGAATGTTGTTGATTTGAATTATATCTAGGTCCATTAGCCGAATATGTAATTCCTGTATAAGGCCAAGCAACAGGATTTTGTTGTACTTGAATAATTTGTCCTACTTGAAATGGGGTTCCAGTAACTGAAAGGATTGTTGAGTTTTGAAAACCTACAGTTCCCCCTGTTGTAAAGATATTATCTTCAAACTCAAAGACATATTGATATTCATATCCACATAATAAACCAAAACATTTCTTTGTGTCAGGTCCATCATAATTTAAAGCGTAATCAACAGTTTGTCCTGTTAAGTTTTGAGATACCAAATCCTTCATTACATTACTCATATCTAACTTTCCATAACCATCTAAGTCAGGGGTTAGTTTCCACTTGTAGAACTTAGATAAACTAATTGGGTAATTTACAAATAATACTGTAGGGAATAAATCAATTATAAGTTGATTTGCTTGAGGTATAGATAGTATATTGTAATATCCTGTTTGAAGATTGTTATTATTTGAATCATTTAATAATATTGTATCCCCAACTGCATACCCATGATTTGTAGCTGTTACAAGTAATGTATATACTGCTCCATTATATGATGCTGTGGTTGCTGTGGTTGCTGATACCCTGTCGTATACAGCGTTTACAATGTATTTGTATTGTTGAACTTGATCAAATTGTGTATCAAATAACTTCAAAGGAACGGCAGAGTAAGCTGCCATATATTCATTTGGTAAAGTGATTGCTGAATAACCCATCTTTTATTATTAAATATTAGTTTTAATCAAGTGTTTTAATTTTGTTGTAATCTAATATAGTCGGGACTACTCTTCCAATTTTTTTCTAACATCTTAACAATATTATCAACAGTTCTTTGTTCGTATTTTCTGTTGGCATCTCTTGATGATTGAATAATATTCTGTGTCTTTTTAATTACATTGGTTGGTTTAATTCCAAACTTATAAATGTTCTGTCTGATTGCCCAAGCTGCTTCCTTTGGTATTCCTTTAATTTGAACCCATCTTTGAATTGCTCTAATTGGGGGATATGTTCCTGGTCTTCTACCTTTATCAACCCATTGTAAATAATCATTAGCCAATAATTGTATTTGAATACCTGTTGCTGTATCCTGTAATTTATAATTGATTGAATTGATTAACGATCCTGAAGCAACCTTTGCAAATGGTTTATTACCTTTCAATAAAGCAACCATTATTTTAACATAGTCCTTACCAAACTCGTTAGCCAATTTATTATCAACTATTTTATCAGCCATTATTTTTTCTTCTTACTTTTCAAATCTTTGATCTGATTTTGAAGATCTTGAATTAGTAGTTGTTGTTGAGCTAACATCTGTTCAATATTTGGTTTTTTGTCATCGTGGATTACTTGTCCATCTTTAATAATTTTTACACTCATTTTAATTAAGGGGTTTCTGGGATTATACAATTTACTTGTCTTGTTCGTAATACAATACGAGCAACAATTCCTGTTGATTTATCTGTTGTCTCATCAATTGCCGGATAGAAAGATACATCTTGTGAAAAAATTACACCATATTGTCCCCATTGTTGTTGAATATAAACAATTAAATCTTGTAGGTATTGAAGACAATCTGATAATATCTCTTGTGAGTTATCTGATGGGAATCCATTTGTATCCAAATAGTTCTCTTGAATGTTGATCTTATCCATAAACATAACTGAAAATGATAGATCGGGGATTGCTGATCTAATATTAGTTGCTGTCGCTATAGATGAATCTTCATTCATAGTAACCCATAGATAAGGGAATGTCATCTGTCTTGATGTTCCAATGTCATAAGGTTCACCAAATCCAAAGTCTTTTAGAAAATAGTGATCGATTTGAAATTGTTGAAACCAATTTATCAATTGGTTCAATGATATTATGCTTGTGATTGCCATTATAATTTATTTTTATCTTTTAATTCTTCTTTATTTTTAAGATACCCTAACCAATTCAAACATGATATATAATTCATTTTATAAACATCATCATCTGTCTTGTTAAGTTCATTCATTAGTCTATATACAAAATCCAACCATACATATCTTTCATCCATTTTCTTCTGTTCCCCAAGTTTCTTAGCAAATCTCTCATTTACTTTATCGGGGAGTTTTCGTTTGGATTGGAAGAGTCCTTCGTATTGTTGGCTGATGAAGCTCTTCCAGTTAAAAAAAAAGAGAATATGTGATTTATCTCGTCTATTTTAATTTTTCTAAATGATTCAATTCTATTCATGAATGTTGTCTTGTATTTTTCTAAGTTTCCATTCTCTTTTTTCTTTCTTAAAAAAATACATAGTAATTGGGGCATTACCTTAACAAACTCCCCATTGGATGAAGTTATTATTGTTTCTAATGAAATGATTTCTCCTGCTGTATACTTGTTGAAATTACTATGAACAAAGTATTCTTCCCCATCAACAATTATTGAATCATTCTTTTTATCTTCAACAGGTTGAAATACAAAATTTAATGACTTAACCAATTCCACAAAGTCATGGTAGTCCATCATCTCAATTACATCTCTATCAATTCCTGTTAATTGATGAATCACTTCGAATGTATAATACATCCCTGTATACTTTTCTTTATCTATTCCATAAAGATTAGAGAACTGTTGAACACTTACTTCAGACCATTCTGTTGGGAACGAGTAAGCTTGAATTACATCATCAACCTCTACATTTATTTCTATCATCTTCTTTTTTATTAAATATATTTATAAACCAAATGTTTTTATCTCTTGATAAATCCTACTTGTGGTACTCCTCTGTTTTCTTTTCTAACACCTATTTTAGACATTGCAATATATCGTAACGCATCTATTGCGTGGTTATTAGAATCAACTGGTGTCTTCTCATATCCCCCATCTCTATTCTTTTTCCAACTGTACTTACTTAGTTCATCCAAGAGATTGTTAGATCGTCTTGTTACTAATATATGTTTTTGTTGTAAAATCTGTATTCCGTAATTCACACTATCTCTACCTTTCTCAACTGCTTTAATTTGAAATCCAAATCTTCGTAACTCTTGTATTGATTTAGGCTCTGCACTATCTGCAAATACTTCACCTGATACATCGTATTGTTTCATTAGGGACGCCAGTTCAGAGTTTATTAGACCTGTCCTATAGATTACCTCATCGGCTATAATATCATCGTTGTATTTGTATAAACCAATTACTGCTGCAGGATCGTGTGAGAAACCAAAGTCAATTCCCCATCCAAGTAATCTGGCATCTTCAGGGATCTTATCTATAATTTCGTAATCAGAGAATATTGTTCCTTCTATATTTCCTGTCTCACCATCAAGATATACCTTACACCAATTCTCCCAATACGATGAGGTCTTTGCTCTTTCCCTATTTGATTCCAACATACTTATAACCTCATCAGGTAATCCCTCATTGTCTTTGTATGTTAGTACAATAAAGTCAGTATCCTTTTGTCCTATGACTTCTGAGTTAACCCAAAACTTTGTGGAGGGGTTGTAGTCAAGGTAAATCTCATTACTTGTTCTAATGGCTAATTGAAGGTATGATTCGTATTGGATTGAATTACACTCATTGATATACAACACTTGTCTTCTACCCCCTCTTAGTTTCTCTTCAACATCTGCTGAGAAGAACTCCATATAAGATCCATTTGAGAATTCATATCTTAGTAATGTCTTGTTGTAGTTTTGACTGATGTATCTACCGGTCTCTTTCATTATCTTTAGAAAATCACGAAGAGCTCCCCTTCTTAAATGGGGGATTGATTCTGATACTACCGATACTTCTAAACCTGGTTCTTTGATACAACGATCTATAAGTAGAATAAGGATGGCAATGGTCTTA